GGTCTTCTTTTGCCATGTCATAATGCTGTATGACATCGGTAAATGTTTTTTGCTCTTCTTTGGTGCCCCGTATCTGTAGGTTATCAGCCATATTGTATGTGGTCTATCCGAGACACAAAAAAAGCGGGAGAAAACCCAAACATAAGATTTTCACCCGCTCTCCTTCTCGGACTTGCGCGCTATAATTAAACTATATCAGAACACTACATATCTTGTCAATAGTGTTTCTTAATAGATCGCTCATTAACTAGTATGGTCTCTTGTCCCTTTATTTGTGTGACAACTCTTTCTTGTACAAATGTTTGCACATTACCATATCCCTCTCCTATCATCAGATTGCCTAGGGCTTTAATAAACTTAGGTATGACCATGGGCGGAACCTCAGGATACTCATTTAGGGCTATTTTGATAATATAAAGCTCCGGGTCTATTTTACGTAGAGCGTCGTAGAAGATTTTCTCATTATTCTCCTGCTCTTCTTGATAGTCAGTCATTGTCCTATTCTAAAACTTTTAGCTGGTGGCCCCCAATCATCTGATAGCGACCAATTGCGTAGACTTGCATGCGTCGCTGGTAGTTCTAATTTATCTTGTCTGCCCTTATAACTTACTGCAAAGTAAGAAATCGCGTCCATCGCGTGGTCATTAGCCTTTTCTGGTACGTCTGGCTCATTTAAGTCTTGAGCTTGAGTAACTGACTTCTCACGCCATCTGTACGTTTCAAACTCTCTAATAATATTGGGACAAGAGGAGAATACGAAGATGCTTGGCTTTCCTCCATGCACTGCCTGCATACCCCCCTGTTGTACGTTTCCCATGTCTCTGTAGTCATGAGACATCTGCAGAGCGGGCAGGTTGACTTCATGACCAGGGGTGATTTTAAGTTTTTCTGCAACTCTCGCAATTTTGTACAACACCCACGAGCCACCGCTAGTTCCCGTTTCCCTTGTTGCAGGCGTAATAAATATCTTTCCTCTGTTTCCCATATCGCTGATATACACTGATCCGCTTGGGTCTGCAAACGACTGGACAACATTCTTACTAAGAGGATGAGCATTAACGACACCAGCAACATAGTCAATACCACGGCCCGCCAATGGCTCGGAAAACTCACTAGCAATAAACCAGTTATCATCACCGTCAACAGCAACCCAGAGACATACAGTAGGGTTTTTGTCCCCCCAGTCAAATGTCCTATATATTGACCAGCTGCTCGGTATGTCAAAGGGCTCAATGACGTGGGTTTCTCTATTAAACTCCTTGTAAACCAATCCCGTATATTTACGGAAATCTGCCATATATTCTTGTTGAAAAGTATCCTCGGTGAGTTCTTCTTTTGCATGATCTATTTCCTCCTTTTGTATGTAGGGGTTGTCATAACTTGTAAATCTCCGTGATTTGTAGTAATTGTTTTGTCCTTGTCCTTGTTCATAAAGTTCGTAGAAATGATTATAGCCCTTTGGAGTAGATATGAAGAGACACGGAGCCGCATAATCTGTAAGTGTCGGACGAAGGACTTCGCTCCAAAGCCAGTTCCAGTTACGAATCGAAGCAATTTCATCAATAACCAATCCACGCAACTTAACACCCCGAAGAGCATCTGGGTTTTCAGCCCCCTTAAGTGATATTCTGCTTCCGTTCTTGAGTGTAATAGATAGTTCTGTCTCATTTTTGCTGTCAATTAACTGTGGCGGTAGATATTCTTGTATGCCCCTCCAGTGTATCTCCTTTGCTTGTCGGTATGTAGGAGCAACAATGTAGTAGTCACCCTTCTCCTGTGTGGCCCAGTGAATGACGGTAAGTTGGGCAAGAACCGATTTGCCACTACGTCTTCCTGCACATACTACACGAAATCTATGTTGATCCTCCCAAACTGTCGTCTGCCACGGACTCAAGTGTACTTCCATCTTTTATGATTACTAATCCTTTTAATTCTTCCCCATCTTTCCCCGTAAGCTCATTTCTTTGTGAGAAATCACCTTTCATAACTCTTTCAAGGATCCATTCGTTGCTTCTAATCTTATTTATCTTCTCGCTCACGAATTCTGCTTTAGCTAGTTCAACACAGTCCGCAAACTCCTTATCTGCTTTTCTCCACCTAATGATTGTGTCTTCGTCTCTCCCAATGTAACCAGCAGCAAATCTCTGCATAGGAACCTTCCTGTAATATTGGAGGTATTTTTCTTTAAGTTCGACATTACCCTTCATAGACTTTTATAGTAACTTCAGTGGCAGTGAGCGGAGGCATGCTTCTAATCAGATCGGCTATCTTATCCTGCATATACTCACCAGTTGTAAACGACACTGTATAACTACCGTCTGTTTGCTTTGGGCCCCGGATCATAAAGCTATCAGCAACGATGGTAACACCTGTTGACATGATCACAGTATACCCATGTATATCAAAGGTTGTCAAGAATCTCTTGTAACTCTATACGGTTCCATTTTTTAATATCATGTCTATGCTTATCAAGTTCCGACACCCTATCCTCTCCTATCTTTGCAATAAGCCCGAATCTATATTCTCCTTGATTACCGTGCTTGAATAGATTGCACGATACACATTGCTTGTTAAGCCCGTCTAAATTGTATCTCAATGCTCCATTTGATCCCATAGGCCAGTAATGCCCAGCGTGCCACGTTGTCGCCCGCTTTCCACATGATATACACGGAAGGTCTTTATCACGTTCACGTACATACTTATTCACAGCATTTTGGACTTTCTTCTTAAGTTGAGGAAGTGGAAGTTGTTTCTTTGTCTTTAGCACTGTAGGCATTGTATTGCTCTATGAAAATATTTAACACGTCAGCAATCTCATTGATCTTGTCTATCATGTACTGGTGTTGGTCCATTTTCTTCCAATTGCGAGGAAGGTGTTCAACCTTGTCTATCTCGTCCATTATTATTATAGAATACTTTACCACATAGAATACATTGCCTAGCGTAGTGGCTTATCTTCTCGCCGACAACGATAGGTGTGGGTGTTACGTCTTCAGTTATGTGCTGGCAATTTTCGAACTTTTTCAAGCTTCTTTGATAATGTGTAACACGTCTTCGTAGTTTACCCATGATTCAATCATCTCTTTCCCATAATGCCGTATGCCTAAAAGTCTCAACTCCATCTTTAATTCCTCAAATATCCGCTTCCGTTCCTTCTCTACAGCAGTAGTGATGGCCTGTAAGATGAAGGCTTTAACTCTCTTCTCGAAATTCTTATCAAGTGATCCATATATATTTCCTGAATAGGGTCTGTCCTTATCAAACTTATTATCAAAATCTTGGAGTATCTTGGTCAGTATGGGGTTGGGTTTCATAAGGTATTATTTTTGTAATCTTCAACATGATGCTTTACACAAAGCCATACAACCTTTATGGTCTCTTATCATGTCCTCAACTTTGGTCACGTTAAGTGTTGACGCGTTATTAACGTGTTGTGTACGTTTCTTTTCCTCAGCTCTACTCATGTATATCTTCATAAACACGTAACTCCTCACCTTTCCGCTTCTCGCATAGTGTCAATATCTCGTAGA